CCACAATATTGGAATCAATTGGAGGTTTCATCCAATCAAAAAAATATTTATTATAACTATGGAAATGCAGGAATTGGAATACCTGTACCAAAGGCAAGTATGCATTTAGTCAATAATTGTATCCAATTGTATACAATTTAACAAAAATTAGATTTCAATTAATCAAAATATATTCTATATCAATAGAGATGTCCTACAAATCGCCCAAGAAGATGATGTATAAGCAATTCCAAGATTCTCAAAACGAGAAAAAGAACTCTGCGAACAAGGCAACCAGTGTTTCCCATATCTACAAGCCGGAGCTCATAGATGTTCTTATCAGTGATTTTCTGACAAAGAAAACTCTCTTTGAGATTATCTTCGTGAACGACAACTTGTCTCTCAAAATTGAAGCCGATTGGCAATCATATGAAGGTTGCTACATCACAGCAGAATACAAAAATGACAAAGAGAACATCATTCATTCTCTGAAATTATTCGTTGAATTTTCTACTAAAATAGATAAACCGCATACCATTCGCGTGGGTGAATTCTACTCTTCCGACCCGAACTATCAAGATACCGAACACATCACTGACCTCATGCACGCCATCAAATGGATTTCTAACGCATTCCCCAAGAAAATGAAGCATTTGAAAGCCGCTGAGAAATTCAGCAATGGAATCAAGGATGCTTCTAAATCGGTAGCTGCTAAAAAATACATCAAAGAGGTGAAAATCGCCTTTGCTGCACTGCCTGTTCTGAGCGAGTTGTGCTAAATACTGCAATCAAATTATACAAATTGGGATTTTTGGGATTCATTTATAGACATTATTTTGTTTTACGATTTAGTTATATAAGAATAAATAGTATAATGTAATTGAATGAGCCAAAAGGCAAAAATACCGAAAGCCCTAAGGGAGCAAGTATGGTTAACATACAATGGTCATAAATATGATGCAAAATGTTGTATATCTTGGTGTAAAAATAAGATAGATGTATTTAGTTATCAAGTAGGACATGATATACCAGAGAGCAAAGGAGGGACACTTCATATAGATAATCTGAAGCCAATTTGTGCACGTTGCAATACATCAATGGGTGCACAATATACCATTAAAGAATGGTGTGCTATGTCTAAAAAGAAAACACATTGGTGTTGTTTATTAAAGTAATTTTTATTGTTTATTAAAAAGTATAATATGCAAACATCCGAATCAGCAGAATCCAAGTTTCTAAGTCGTAAATTTATGATGGTAGCTACTACCCAATTACTTGCAACTGCAATGCTATTGACAAAAAATATAGATTCAGGTGATTGGGTTGAAAGTACAAAATGGAGTCTTTCTGCTTATATGGCAGCCAATGCTATTGGAGAAACAAAAATAAATATTCCTCCATTATGTAAAGGTGAATAATGGAAACTGTTACAATAGATGAAATTACATTTAAAGTGGAAGAACTTACAAAACAAGGTACAATTAGCAGTGTATATAAAATATTAGATGGCAAATATGCAGGTAAAATATTAAAAGTTGGTAATTTAGAAAATGAAATACGTATTTTAAATTTATTAGAAAAAAGTATCAATTGTCATCAATACATATTATATGGAATAGAAGTGGATAAATATATGAATGATGAATTTGAGGAAGAAGAATATAGCGATGATTTTGAATCATATACAAACAGTACTTACAAAGGAGGTTATAAATATCAAATGGCTATTATATTTGATAAATATCAAATGGATTTAGAAGACTATATTAAAACCAAAACTGTATCATATGAAGATTTAGAAAAGGTATATAATAGTATATCAAATGCAATAGAATGTCTTATTAAAGCAGGTGTACGTCATTGTGATATTAAACCTGCAAATATTTTAGTAAAGCTTAATGGTAATCGCATTAAAGAATGTGTATTAACTGATTTTGGTCTTGGAATAATAGATAGTGATTATAATAACGATTATAATGAAATAGAAACTATACTTCAACGAAGAGGAACAGCTATATATTTTAGTCCACAAGTTTCAGCGAAATGCAATAATGATAGATGGGCTTTAGGATGTGTTCTTATTCAAATGATAACTGGATATAATTTACCATTATATCAAGGAAATAAACATACAGCACTATTTAATGTTAAAAAACAGCCAACTATACCAACATTTAATCAATTGACAAACATTGATACATTTTTCAATTTTAATGAAACACATACTCCACGTACAAGTGTAATAGATGATTCAAGAATAGAATCATTTTATAATGATAAAATTATGCCATTATTCACACAATGTTTAAGCAATGTAGGTGGAAGTCTAAAATTAACAAAAACGTCAGAAAAAGTATTTGTACTTGGACGTAATAGAATTATTTATTTAGGAAGTCATCGTAAAAAATATATAAAAACAAAAGGTCAATTTATGCCATTGACAAAAGCAGAAAATAAATATTAGCTATGATGAGGTTCGAACTCATGCGTAATTGAATACAGTAGAACTTAAGTCTACCCCGTTAGACCACTCCGGCACACAGCCAATTTTTATTAAAAAAATAATAAGAGGAACACTTCCTACACCTATAATGTGAGTTATCTTTAAATAGTTTTTATTCATTCCCAATGTACTTATTTTCAAAGTACATTTACCATATATGAACCAGTATTTATATAACCTATTTTCTCATAATAACGCCGCGTTCCTTCTCCAGCAATAACTGCACATTTACTGAATGAGTTTTCTTTCGCAATTCTATGAGCGACCGACATTAGATGTTTTCCAATACCTTTATGTTGAATACATCCTTGTGACGCAGACAGATTTACAGTTTCCAAGTTTCCATAAACGTGTAGCTCTCTAATGAAAGCACATCCCTCCAATTCTTTAAATATTTGAGTATTTGCAGTAGATATTCTCAGCCTTACAAATCCATATAGTTTTTGGTCATCTTCTGCACTAATGAAATAATCCGCACCTTCGCTCGCATTGTATTTACGAACGACTGTATTATAATTTCCATCCCAAGACCTTTCTTTTACTTCCTTACAACGAATGCAATTACATTTTGTCCCATCCTTTTTCATAATGTCCCCAAGTTCTTGACGCATATTTCCAGTTTCACCTTCTGTCATAATGTAATCCGAAGGAATATCACGAATAATGCGATTCAGACGAATCCAAGGAAACATAAGCATCTTCATATCAACCAGTAGTCTTTCAAGTGAAGCATTATCATAAGGTTTATAAGAACCATCTTTGTACCATTTTTCAATATCCGTCCAAGGAACAAGCGCACACGGATATACCTTCCATTGGTCTAACTGTAATTCAGGCGCAACCAGATTCCATTCTTCCCATTGTTCTTTATTAACAGTCCAACGCTTAATCGGTGTCTCTCCCCACTTAATTCCAAGTAGTGTATCAATCAGCATTTTTCTGTCTAATTCAACAGTAGTCCCTGGCAAGTTTGGCATCCAATGTCCATCCACTTTAAACCCTGTATCTTTTAACATTTTAATCGCTTTTATCGTACGCTCTGTAGTACATTGTCTTCTGATAATCCTGAGAACATCTTCATCTATATGTTGAATACCAAGTTGTACTCTGGTGCACCCAACATTGCGAAAATGCCGAATCATATCAGGCGTAATTGTATCTGGTCGTGTCTCCAATGTTAAACCAATAACACGTACAGCGGAATCCCAATTAATTTGCATTTCATCTTTTAATGAAAAAGGTTCTCTCTTTGGCAGTACATCCCAATATACATTGGCAGAATAATAGACATCTCTAATGAATTCCTCTCTATAAGCCAATGGATAGGAAGCCCAAGTACCTCCCAATACAATTATTTCCAATTTATCCACAGGATGACCTATATTACTTAGAGCATTCATTCTATCCCACATTTGTCCCATACAATTGAAGTTATTCCTATTACCACGCAATACACCTGGCTCTCCTTTTAGATAACTCCTTGGTTGGTCAGGCTCTGCAGGACAATACGCACAATTCCAAGCACAACTAAAGGACTGTTTTATCCTTACACCATTTGCATCGGTATACTCGGGATAGGGACTTGTAAATAGTGTAATTACAAGAACCCCTGAATGACTTTTACCACGTTTTATGCGAAAGACATTTCTTAAAGCATGAAGTTCATATTCATCAATTTCATTTTTAATAAATAGATGTTGAGCGATGATAACCAGAAATGAATTTTTACACGATAAATGATATTTATGTTTCAACGTTGTTATTCTTTGCTGAGTCATATTTTTGCCCTTTTTAATTTTAATGAGGAGTTCGTTCACCAATGGCTTATACTTGGTGACATCTTCGGCAGTTGGAGTTTCAAACTTCTTTGCAAGAATTGCATCAAACTTGCCATTAATCTCTTCAATATCAATCAGCTTCATAATGTTTATTACAAAATAACTAAAGAGAATATCAATTTTTATCAACACTATAAAATATCAAACCAGTAAGTTCTTTATCGTGTCAATTATAGAATCAATCTCGGATGACTTTATTATACCTCCATTCTCAACTAACCATTTCAGACTATCCAACTCTTCATTTTGTATAGCTCGTGCAAATAGCATATTATCTACAGGACATCCATTCTCAAGCAACCATTTCAGATTATCTAATTTTTTACTCTTAATTGCTTCATAAAATGAATATTCATTCCAAGGACATCCATTTTCAAGCAACCATTTCATATTTTCCAAATTTCCATTTTCAACTGCATCTGAAAATGTGATTGTATCCCAAGGACATCCATTCTCCAGTAACCATTTCATATTTTCCAAATTTCCATTTATAGCAGCAGCCGTAAATGTAAATGTAGTCCATTCAAACCCATTATTTTTCATCCATTTCATATTATCCAGATTTCCATAATGAGCTGCACTTGAAAATGTAAATACATTACGAAGACATCCTTGTTCTAACAACCATTTCATATTATCAAGATTTCCGTGTTCTGCTGCTACTTCAAACGAAACTCTATTCCAAGGACATCCCTGTTCCCTCAACCATTTCATATTATCCAAATTGCCATTTGTTGTAGCTGCTATAAATGTATTTACATCAAATGGACATCCCTGTTCCCTCAACCATTTCATATTATCCAAATTGCCTTTTTCGGCTGCATATAAAAATGTATCTGAATGAAATGGACAACCTTGTTCCCTCAACCATTTCAGATTATCCAGATTTCCAGATAAAACTATATTTATAAATAAATTATCGGATAATTTATTCTTACTAAAATATCTTTGAAGAATCTCCAAAGGAATATTATGAGTTAAATCTAAATACTTTTG